AGATAATGAAGTATTTGCTTTTCAAGGCCGAGCATTTGGTAAAGAACAACCAAAATATTTAACAGTAAAGTTAGACGAGAGTAAACAAAAGGTTTATGGATTAGAAAGGATAAATCTTCAAGAGCCAGTTTACATAGTTGAAGGACCTATTGACAGCTTATTCATAGATAATTGCTTGGCAGCCGCTGGTGCAGACTTGACATTGAGAGTGGAACCTACTAATGTTACATATATATTTGATAATGAACCAAGAAATAAAGAGATTGTAAAAAGAATGTATGATGTGATTGAAAAAGATTATAATATTGTTATATGGCCAAATGAGTTGCAACTGAAAGATGTAAATGATATGATAGTTTCTGGAATGAGTAAAGCGAAAGTACAGACTATTATAAGTACAAACACCTTTTCTAAGTTAGAGGCGTTAACGAAATTAAGTTATTACAAAAAATGTTAGGAGAAATGAATGGTTAATGAAATATTAAATGTAAGAAAGCGAAACGGAAGAGGCCTTGAACCTCTTAACATTGAAAAGATACATGAAATGGTTGAATATGCTTGTGAAGATATAACACAAGTTTCCTCATCACAAGTTGAAATGTCTTCCGGTTTACAATTTTATGATGGAATAACCACAGACGAAATCCAACAAATTTTAATTAAGTCAGCTTCAGATTTAATTTCCCTAGAAACTCCCAATTACCAGTATGTCGCAGCTAGATTATTGCTGTATAGTTTAAGAAAACAAATCTTCCGTAGATTGTGGGACCACCCACATATATGGAAACATGTTAATAAGTGTGTAGACCAAGGTGTCTATGATAAAGAAATTTTAATTCATTATGACAAAAGAGATTTTGATAGAATGGAAAATTGGGTTACACATGAGCGTGATTATGATTTTACTTACGCTGGGTTGCGTCAAGTAATAGACAAATATTTGGTACAAGATAGAAGTACAGGAGAGGTTTTTGAAACCCCACAATTTATGTATATGATGATTGCTGCTACTTTGTTTGCCAAATATCCAAAAAGTAAAAGGATGAGTTATGTTAAGAAATATTATGACGCAATTTCAAAATTCAGAATCAACATTCCTACGCCGGTTATGGCTGGTGTTAGAACACCTATTAGGCAGTATGCTAGTTGTGTCTTGGTTGATGTTGATGATACTTTGCCTAGCATTTTCAGTAGTGATATGGCTATTGGCAGTTATGTTGCACAAAGGGCTGGTATTGGTGTTAACGCTGGGAGAATCAGAGGAATTAATTCCCGAATTAGAGGCGGTGAAGTCCAGCACACAGGAGTTATACCATTCCTCAAAAAATTTGAGGCAACGGTTAAGTGTTGTACACAAAATGGTGTTCGTGGAGGGAGTGCAACGGTTCACTTCCCTATTTGGCACAAAGAGATAGAAGATATTATTGTACTTAAAAACAATAAAGGTACAGAAGATAATAGAGTTAGAAAATTAGATTATTCTATACAGTTGTCAAAATTATTTTATGAAAGGTTTATTAATGACGAAGATATTACATTATTTTCTCCACACGAAGTACCTGAACTTTATGAAGCTTGGGGTACACCAGAATTTGACGAACTTTATAAAACGGCTGAGAGGAAAACCAGCGTTAGTAAAAAGAGAGTGTCGTGCCAAAAATTGTTCATTGACATGCTCAAAGAAAGAGCAGAAACAGGTAGAATTTATATAATGAATATTGACCATTGTAATACTCATTCTAGTTTTAAAGATAGAATTTACATGTCAAATTTATGTCAAGAGATTACTTTACCTACTGACCCTATTCAACACATTGATGGAGATGGTGAGATTGCATTATGTATTTTATCAGCAATTAATGTAGGACTTGTAAGAGATTTAGATGATTTAGAAGGTCTATGTGATTTAACAGTAAGAGCTTTAGAAGAAATTATAGAACATCAAAAATATCCAGTTAAGGCGGCTGAAATATCTACCAAAGCAAGAAGGTCACTTGGTGTTGGTTATATCGGTTTAGCACACTACTTAGCAAAACAGAAATTAAAATATGATGATAAACAAGCGTGGAAAGTAGTTGACCAACTTACAGAGGCATTTCAATATTATCTATTGAAAGCAAGTAATGAGATTGCACAAGAAAAAGGTCAATGTGATTATTTCCACCGTACAAAATATTCAGATGGCGTCCTCCCGATTGACACTTATAAGTCAGAGGTTGATGAGATTGTGAATCGAAAACTATCTTTGAAATGGGAACAATTGAGGAAAGACATTAAAGAATATGGGCTAAGACATAGCACCTTATCAGCTCAAATGCCATCAGAATCCTCTAGTGTGGTTTCCAATGCTACAAACGGCATTGAACCACCTAGAGATTATTTAAGTATTAAGAAATCTAAAAAAGGTACATTGAAGCAGGTTGTACCAGATTATAATAGGTTAAAGAATTTTTATACTTTATTGTGGGACATGCCGAACAATGAAGGATATATAAATATCGTTGCAGTAATGCAAAAGTATTTTGACCAAGCGATTAGTGGTAACTGGTCATACAATCCTGAAAATTATGAAGACAATCAAGTGCCTGTATCGGTAATGGTAAATGATTTATTATCTACCTACAAGTATGGGTGGAAGACTTCATATTATCAGAATACATATGACGCTAAAAGAGATGTTGATGAACCAGCACATGGTCTTGGTTGGAAAGACAATGTAAAAGAAGAGGCGGCTTTAAGTAATCCTGCTACTGAACATTTAACAAGCCAAATACAAGAAGAGGATTGCGACAGTTGTACAATTTAAATGGTAAAATTTGGAGAACACATTACTCTTGATTTTTTAGGTGTAAAAGAGGTTTACACACCAGATTTTTTCAAGGATATTGTTAATAAAATTGCAGAAGCAACAAAGGTTGAGATACTTAATATATCTCAACATGTATTTAAACCTCAAGGTTTTACTTTAATTGCCCTTTTGGCAGAAAGTCATATGAGTTTTCATACCTTTCCAGAAAAAGGCATAATTAGTTTTGATTTTTTTACTTGTGGAGAAACTCCTCCTATAGTAGCTTTAGATATATTAAAAAAAGAAATTGGACATGAAAGAATAGTGACTAGAAAATTTGATAGAAGTACCATAGGGTATAAAGAAGATATAGATAACACACCAGGCCAAAAGAATTATTATGTTGTCAATAATGTTCTTGAGGATTTTGTTTCTAAAGAAAACCAACACATAGAAATATTAGATTTAGCAGAATATGGTAAATCACTTTTTATAGATAATGAAATACAAGTGTCAGAAAGTGATGAACACCTTTATAGTACCACAATGGTTGAAGCTTCTTCAAGACTTCATTCCGTTAACTCCAACATAGCGGTAATAGGCGGAGGTGATGGTGGACTAGTGAGAGAGTGTTTAGAACGAGGATATGGACATATTGATTGGTATGAATTGGATCCAGAGGTAGTTAATGTATGCGAAAAACACCTATCTAAAATAGGAATTAAAGAAAGTAAATCTGTTACTCGTATTTGGGGTGACGCATTTGAAAGTATTAAAAAAATTAAAGATAGAAAATATGATAAAATATTTGTTGATTTAAATGATGATGATGAATGTATAAATCTTGCAATAAGAAATATGAAGAATTTAAAAAGAATTTTGAAACTAGATGGTGTTATTACAACACAAGTTGGAAGTCAAGATAGAGCACCAAAACAAGTGGATAAATGGCTTGATATATTTTATAAACATTTTGAAAATGTAGGAAATGTAGCAAGATTTATTCCAAGTTTTGATTGTTCTTGGAATTTTGTAACAGTTAAGGGAATAAAATATGAGTAGAAGTGTATTTAATAAAACAAAAGGTTTAGACTTTACAAAACAACCAATGTTTTTTGGTGAAGATTTACAAGTACAACAATATAGCGATATGAAATATCCTATATTTGATAAATTGAATCAACAAGCATTAGGTTATTTTTGGAGACCAGAAGAAGTTTCCTTACAAAAAGATAGAAATGATTATCCTAATTTAACACCAGAACAAAAGTTTATATTTACATCTAATTTAAAATATCAAACTATGTTAGATAGTGTACAAGGCAGAGGACCGTGTTTGGCATTTTTACCATTTGTATCAATACCAGAATTAGAGGGTTGTATTGTCACATGGGATTTCTTTGAAACAATCCATAGTAGAAGTTATACCTATATAATAAAAAATCTTTATTCTAATCCAAGTGAAGTATTTGATACTATTATTACAGATGATAAAATTGAAGCAAGAAGTAGGTCAGTAACAAAAACTTATGATGAGTTAATTGAAATGGGTCATAAATGGAATTTAAATCCAGATAAGGTTGATTTGTATGAATTGAAAAAGAAAATGTATTTGGCAATGATAACAGTTAATATATTAGAAGGCTTGAGATTTTATGTATCATTTGCTTGTAGTTTTGCATTTGGTGAATTAAAATTATTAGAAGGCTCTGCTAAGATTATTTCATTTATTGCTAGAGATGAAAGTCAACATTTAGCAATGTCACAAACTGTCATTAATAATTGGCATGACAGAAATGACGATAAAGATATGTTGAAGATTAGAAAAGAAGTTGAGAAAGAAGTTTATAAGATGTATGATGAAGCAGTTATTGAGGAAAAAAGGTGGGCAACCCATTTATTTTCACAAGGAAGTATGATTGGTTTATCAGAAAAACTTTTACACCAGTTTGTGGAGTATATGGCAAATCGTAGAATGAAGTCAATAGGCCTAAATGCAGTTTATGACCAAAAACAAAATCCATTACCTTGGACAGACCATTGGTTAAACAGCAGAGGCACACAGAACGCACCACAAGAAACAGAGATAGAATCTTATGTGATTGGTGGTATCAAACAAGATGTAGAAAAGGACCAATTTAAAAAATTCAAATTATAGTTTATGGTAGTAAAAGAAAAAGCCCACAAAAAATGTTCCTCTTGTGAAACTAAATATACCGTAGTATGGGATAAAGAAGAACAGGATTTAGACCCTTGGACTTGTCCATTCTGTGGATTTGAGGTAGAACATGAAGATGATGAAGAGGAACAACATGACTTTGAAAATGGCGAAGACGAAGACCCTAGTTGGGATTGATTATAGTTTAACAAGTCCAGCTGTTTGTATTGATAATGGAAATTTAATGTTTTATTATTTGACTAGTAAGAAAAAGTGGACAGGTATTATAAGTGAAGATATTTTTGGTTATAAACATAAAGAATGGGAAGACCCTATTGAAAGATTTACAAATATTTCTGACTTTGTTATGGACATATTACTCCAATGTTACAATCCACAAATTTTTATTGAAGGTTATTCCTATGGTTCTAAAGGCCAAGGATTATTTCAAATTGCCGAAAATTGTGGTATTCTCAAATATAGATTACTTGAAAAAGGTTACGGTTACAATACCGTTGTACCTAGTGTTGTTAAAAAAGGTGCTACAGGTAAAGGTAACGCCGATAAAGATATGATGTATGAGGCGTTTGTGAAAGAAACTAAAATTAATTTGAAAAAACTATTTAATACAGAAAAGGTAGGCAATCCAATTTCTGATATTGTAGATAGTTATTTCGTGAAGAAGGTTGGTAATGAGAATTTGCATATTTCAAACTAAAAAAGCTTCAGCTCCATTTCTAAAGGCTTTTTCATCAAAACATGAACACTTTATCTTTGAAGCAAAAGAAGATAGTGATTCTCAAGGTAAAAAGGCAGATAGATTTTATCATTTTAGTTTTCCTGGTTGGTCTGGCGATATACCAGAAGACACATCAGCCGTATTCCAAGGTTTAGTTAGAGGCACCAAACAAATACAAGAAGCTTGCATTTCAAATAATAGAGATTACTATTATTTTGACCAACCATATTTTTTCTTTTCAGATTATCAACAATCAAGTACAGGCGATAGATGGTATCGTATCTGTAAAAACAATACACAAAAAAATTATATTGAAAAGTCAAATAGAGTAGAAAGAAGATATGAAAATTTAATGGGTAGATTACCCCAAAAATGTATTGATGAATTAACACCACAACCTTGGCAATATGATGGTGAACATATACTTATTATACCACCTAGTTATCATACAGCAAAATGGTATGGTATAGATAGGGAAGAATGGGAAAAAGATGTTATTAAAAAGATTGCAAGACACGATAGAAAACATCCTATAAAAGTTAGACAAAAGTTTAAAAATAGAGCAGATTGGGGAGAAAAATTAGATAAACCTTTAAGTGAAGATTTAAAGAATTGTTATGCTATGGTATCTTTCCATTCAATGTGTGCTGTTCATGGAGTAATGGCTGGCGTACCTAGTTTTTGTAGTCAACATTCTCCTGCTTATCCTGTAAGTTTAGGTTTAAATGAATTAGACCAAATAAAAGACCCTTTATATGCAGGCGATAGAAATGATTGGTTAAAATCACTATTGTGTGCCCAATTTACAGAAGAAGAAATGGCAACAGGATTTGCATATGAACATTTAAATTGGAGTAAAAAATGATTAGAAAAATAATAAATTTCTTTAAGTCTATCTATAAAAATTGGAAGGCTAAAAGAGATATGAAAAAACAAGACCCTTTTATTTACAAATGAGAATATTAGGTATCAATTGTTTAAACCATGACGCAGCTATGGCTGTTGTTGATGGTAAGGAAATAATGTGGGCTGCTCATGCAGAGCGTTATTCCAAAATTAAGAATGACCAATTTCTTAATTGGCCGATTGTTAATGAGGCAATGAAATACGGACCATTTAATAGGGTTGTATATTATGAGAAACCATGGTTAAAAAAGTTAAGACAATTGAGAGCAGGTCAATATGGTTATGCTTTTGATATGAAAGAATTGCCTAGTAGATATTTAAAACAATTTGGTATTAAGATAGATGAATATGTATCACACCACCATTCACATATGGCAGGTGGTTATTATACGGCACCATTTAAAGACGCTGATATATTAACCATTGACGCAATAGGAGAATTTGAAACAATTACATTATGGAATAATGAAAAGAAAATTAAATCATGGTCATATCCCTATTCATTAGGATTATTATATTCAGCAATAACACAAAGAATAGGTCTTAAACCTAATGAAGAAGAATATATTACTATGGGAATGGCTGCCTATGGTAAACCAAGATATTCAGAAGCTATTAGAAGATTATTACTAAATGAAAATAATCATAAGGGTGTAGGTACATTTGCTCCACATGCTGATAATATGGATTTAGCAGCTTCAGTACAAGAAGTTTATGAAGAGGAATTAATAAAGTTAGTTAAAAAATATTGTAAAAAAGATAAACTTATATTAAGTGGTGGTTGTGCCTTAAATTGTGTTGCAAATAGTTTAATTGACAAAGAAATTTGGATTATGCCAAATCCAGGTGATTCAGGTTCAGCACTTGGTTGTATACCAGCATATACACAACAACATTTAAATTGGCAAGGTCCTTTTTTAGGTCAAGACATAGCTGGCGAATATCCAGTTGATAAGATTATAAAAGAATTAGAAACAAATAAAATAGTAGGTGTTGCTAATGGTAGAGCAGAGTTTG